TTCCTTTAAGGGTAAGGGCTTCCGGAAAAATTCTAAAACCTCCCAGATTTTATGTATGTCACCTAAGGAATTCCAAGGCTACATCGCGACCAGGTTCAAGCCTGGTTGGACCTTCGAGAACAAGGGGACCGTTTGGGACCTCGACCACATCGTTCCGATCTCTTCGGCCAAAACCTACGAAGATGTAATTCGTCTTAATCATTACTCTAACTTCCAGCCTCTAGAGTGCGATATCAATCGTCATGTGAAACGTAATAGGCTTGACTGGAAACCGAATCAATGAGCCTCGAATTCACCATATCGTCAATCCTCGACGATGCGGGGATTCCATACAAAACTAACTCCCGATCCTTCGTTATGGATTGCCCTCGATGCGGTAAGAAAGATAAGCTTTACCTAGACAAAGAAGAGGGATTCTGGATCTGTTGGGTTTGCAGCGAATCTGATGGATTCAAAGGTTCCAACCCCGCTTATGTCCTCCACGTACTGACTGGTCGACCCCCCAAAGAGATCAAACGCATTTTGTACGGCCTTGACACCTCCTACCGAAATCTCTCAGGCCTCCCGGATGAACTCAATTTTGAGGATCTAGCCCCCGAGCCCGAAAAACCGCTCGTACCCTTCGTGATGTCTCCCGAAATGGTGCCTGTGGATGCCCCAGATGCCATTCCTGGCCTTGAATACCTCAGGTCGCGTGGAATACCGGCCCCCATTGCCAAACTGTACCAATTACGCTATTGGGCACGTTTCCGCAGGATTATCTTTCCCCTTATAGCCGATGGGATCTGTTACGGCTACCAGGCCCGTATGATCGATCAGGTTAAGCCTGGCGAAATTAAGATTCTATCTAGCCGAGACCTCCCCCGGCGTAACATGGTGATGTTCTATGATCGTCTAAAGGGCCGAGACCACGCTGTCGTATGTGAGGGTCCGTTCGATGCCCTGAAGGCCCACTGTTGTGGTGGCAATGTTGCGACCCTCGGCAAGCACATTACGCCCCAACAAATCGAACTGCTCAAGAAGGCCGGGATCAAGAAGATCTACTTTGCGCTCGATAACGACACTCTCTCGATTGTGCCAGACCTGGCGCGTGAATGCAACCTGGAGGCATATCTGCTACGAACCCCTCCGGGCCGCGAAGACCTCGGAGACTCAACCCCCCAGGAGGTACTGAACGAATTCAAAAAGGCACAGCGTGTAACCGGCAACGATCTCTTTTTTGACATTCCCAAGAAGCGGTAAGAATTTGAATTCCAACCGCCACCTGCGATACAATCGGATCATCCATGGATGAACAACCCCCACAAGATTTTTACGAAGTCGTAACTGACCCAATCATTCCGTTCGACGAACGAAAACAAGAGGCCGTTATCGGCCATCTCATTCGGGATGAAGTGTTTTTCCTGAAGGCCCGAGAGCAAATCAAATACCACTGGTTTGGAAAGGGCCTGCGCGGTGAGATTTGGGAAAAAATGTTGGAGTTCTACAACATAGAAAAATACAAGCGTCGCCCCACCGCCGAAGAACTAAAGAGTATGTTTGCGTCCCTCGGAATGGATAAGGCTAACGAGTTTTATCAAGAGATCGACCGCTGTATGCTAATGGCCGACCATATTGGCCTTGACGTAGTAGTCCGAGAATGTACCGCATGGCTTAAAGCAGTTTTAATTCAAGAGGCCGCCGCAACCCTTATGAAGATGTACAAAAATCACCAAATCGAACCCGCTACTAAGTATGCCGAAGATAAACTTGCGGCCATCAAAAGTGCGGATTTTGATCCGATCAAGACTGTTTCGTTTGCCGACACCAAAACCAGCGTGGTAGATCGAATGATCTGGCGCCGTAAGAACGCCTGCACGACCGGAAGCGAGCTATTTAATCGGGCCTTACTGAACGGAGATGCAGGGGATGGCGGTCTTGCCCCTGGAGACTTTACTGTCATACTGGGTGCCATCTCTCAGGGCAAAACCAGTTTTCTGGGTACGGTTGCGATTCATAACATTCGAGCTGGTAAAGATGTCTTAATGATGGTTCACGAGAACCACTCGGACAATATTCAAAAACAGATTCTACTCTGTATGTTGAAATGTCCCGAGAGCGACCTAATTGCATGGTACCAAAATCCCGAAAAGCTTGGAGCCATTCAGGAAGCCCAAAGGCGTCTCCACGAACATCTCGAATACGTTCACCTCAATTCTCCCACCGGCACCACCGTTGAGCACGTCATGGATGTGATCCTGGAGAAACAACGGGAACATAAGCGTACTCACGGCAAGGGGTTCGATTTGCTCGTCGACGACTTTCCCGCGAAACTGACCTGCGAATATGGTAAGCGCGACGAATACCGACAGCGTATGTACTTCATCTACTCGCGCTTTGCCGCGTTAGCTGAAAGTGAAAATTTTCATGCTCTCGTCGCCATCCAAACCAACCGAAGCGGCTCTATTCTCAGTCGAGATGGAAAAGAGCGGGCCCTCATCATGGAAGATACCAGTGAGTCCTGGGGGGTGCCGCAAGTGGCTTCGAACTTCATTACGATCAACCGGAGCGATGACGATAGAACCAAGGGCATCATCAAGTTCCACATTGACAAGTGTCGATCCCAAGCCCGAGGCAAAATCGTGGTGTGCAATAGCAAATTTGAGTGGTATCAGACCCACGGGGACGATCTAGGCGAGGTCTCCGTCGAAACCAACTGGGATAATGTGGTCGGCAAGGAAACGGCCGAAGGTGGGGTCCAGGCCAACGGTAAAGAAATTGTTGAATCATCTGACCGACTTAGATCTGAAACTTCCCGGGCTAAGCCCAACCCCAACGCCAGTTCCGATGACCTAAAGCGCGACCGGCTGGCTCGCGAGGCGGCAATCGCTGCCAAGGGAACCTCACTACCGACCCCTGGGGTTCCGGAGGAGCCCAAGAAGTAGCGCACGGCCACAAATCCGTGTAGACTGGAGCCATTATGTATCGATGTGAAATTTGTCAAGGGCTCTCCCAACCAGGCGAAGGACGCAGTTCGCTGGTAGTGAAGAGGCGCCCCCAGACCTATACCCAGGAAGGTCTCGTTATCGCGACCGGCTGGGAAATTGTCAAAGAAATCCGGTGCCACGCCAAGTGTAAAGAACGGTGGCTCGAACAAAATGCCCAGGAGAAACCACAATGAAACGCAAGATGATTTTTACAATCACTCCTAAGTCGGGAGTAGCCAAGACAAAGGTGACCGTTGAAACCTCAGGCGACGGTAACAACTACGGAAGCGTTGATATAATCAACCATTTTCGAAAAGTTACGAAAGGAATTTTCGAAACCATCGTTCGGGACTTTGACGTAAAGGAGATCCAGAAATGAAACGCTATTTCATTATTGCCGGAGCCGCCATACTGATTGCGCTCGCGGCATTTGCATTCGGCCGCTACTCAGCACCCGAGCGCATCAAGGAAGTAGAAAAGATCAAGGTTGTTGAGGTTGAGAAGAAACAACAAAACGAGAAGAAAGACGTCGTTACGGTCATTACCAAGAAGCCCGATGGCACGTCTGTCACGACCGTAACGGACAAGACCGTGGTCGATACCAAGACCGATACCGATACGGTTGCGACCAGCGAAAAGACCCGAGAGGTCACGTACAGACGGCCCCAGTGGAAACTGACCGGCATGGCTGGATTTGACACCGACACCAGCGACTTCACATCAGTAAAGCCCATTTACGGGGCTGCGGTCGAGCGGCGCCTACTGGGCCCCATCTTCGTCGGTGCCTGGGGCTTATCCAACCGGACCTTTGGCGTTTCGGTCGCCTTGGAGTTCTAGCCATGGCCAAGCAAAAACGACCTCCCCGGTACAACGTTCGTACCATACTGGTAAGCATAATTGGATTTGTCACGGGGTCCGCGATTTTCTTTTTGTTGTTGGCTCTATTTCAAAGAGCCTGCTGACAGGATTCTCCGTGGTACAACCTAAGCTAGAAAGTAAGAAATGCGACCGCGATTTCTGGGCCTATGTAGAACATACCGCCCGGGAAGTGGCCGAATGGCCCCACTGGATGAAGGGTACGCTCGATAGAGCTGGGGATCCTCGCCCCAAGGGTCCCAAAAGCAAAAGGCGTATCTTGGGCTATGGCTTCAGTACCTTTGTGTCGCCAGCGGACGGTAAGCGTTATTTCAATATCCTGGGCCATTCGATAGCCGAATCTGAGGCCGCCAGGCTCCTAAAATATCTCCAGACGGAGCTGACCAAATGATTTCTAGATGGCTTGGGGTTGCAACGATATTGGGGTCATTGGTGGCGGGCTGTGTTGAGCCCGAGAGGTACCAGGGCTTTTCTTGCGCGATGCCAGATCGCACCGTCCAGTACCGGGTCTATCCAGCCGACCTGGGGGGTCGCAAATACGACCTCTGGGCTTTCGATACCGAACGCCAAACCCAAGAAATCGTTAGCACGGACGCGCTGGAGCGTGTAACCGAAACCATCGAGACGGTGTTACCTATGAATTGTCGTGTCCTTGGGGGCCGTGTTGTGCTGGACGACTCACTGTCGGATGCCCAAGAGTAGTCATAATCTAAAGACCGTGGAGGATTATGCCATGACCAATATCGAACAGCTCGAAGAAGACATTCTGACCGTCTTGTATGAGAACGAGGGTGACCTAGAAGCACAGGCCAGGGCCACCATAAAGTTCTTGATCGACGAGGGCCTGGTGGTTCCGGACGACAACGAGGGACCCGAAGATGATTTTGAAGACGAGATCGACAGCGATGAGTGGTAAGTCCATGGATACGATGACTCCGGACGAACGCACCGTAGCGGTTCTGCGTGAACTCGATGATCTGTTCACTCAACTGATTGGCCTAGAAGCCATTAACGATCCTGGGCTATATGAACGAATTCGCCGGAAGCTTGCCCACGGGATCCAGTATCTCCGAGACAACTTTGATGTCCCGACGGTAGTCCACATTGCGGAGCAGGAGAAGTTACCGAACGCCCAGGAGCTGATTGAACTCCTGACCAATGACTGAACTCTATGAAGTAACCGTTGGGTTCAACGGTATTGTAATTTGTTGGGGGGCGGCCGAAGAAACAGGCGGTAGTCACCTGGCAATGTTTCTAGATCAAAACGACAATTTGTTTGTTCGGGGCGAATGCTGGGGGTGGGAACCAGTTCTGGCCAAAGCGCTCCGTCAATACTTTCGGGACGAAAAAGAGCTAGCCGATATTTTTCGAAAGCAACTCGGCGTCGATCAACTTCCAGACCTCGCCGAGTCCCCCACGTTTGTAAGCTTCCTGAAACTGTGCAACCGTAAGTCCGGTGCGTAACTGCACATGTGGCTTTTCAGGAAATGATCGCCACTTTCCGGCCCACTCTAACCCACAGCCTTGAGCGATCTGCCCCATCTTGTCCCAGGGCATTTTGTCGCTCCAGGACCAATCCACCTTCAATGTCGAGGGGATGCCGTCAAAAACAAGATCGGCGCCAAGCCCATAGTTATGGAATGAACTGCCGGGCTTCGCGTTGGTTACGACCAGCCTCTTGTCTACGACCCGACCGCTGGTATCCCTTCCCTTGGCATAGAGTTCCCTTTGTCGTTCGACCGTGCGCATTCCTTCAAAGATGTACACGGCCAATCCGGCCTCGCGGCATTTCTGTAGCGTGTCTTCCAGCTGAGCTTTGAACGGTGGATAGAGCTGGGCCAAGATGTTGGCTTCACGTTGATCGGCAGGCTTGAAAACCATATCAAATGACCTAGACGTTGTATCTTGAGACTTAAAGGCGTTACAGAGCGGTCCCACCAATTTGGCTAAGGAGTTCCACATTGATCCGTACCTTACCGATTAGCCGTCCAATCATCTACCAATAGTGTATTTTCGTCTTCGGTAAGAGGAAGCCCAATAATAATTTTACGTTCGTAGGGAGCCAGTGGCGTAGAGGTCCAGTCGGTCTGAATTAAGATATCGCGCTTCCACCCCAGAGCAGACTTTACAGATGCTGCCCGACTAACCATACTTTGGTACGCTGCCGCATCAAAATATATGGACCGGTTACCCTGATCGTCGGTGCGCACCTCCAGATATTCGTGGGGTTTGCCCCGCCACGCCCCAGCTCCATCGACAACAAACCAATCCGGCACATTCTCGTACCCCAACGACGGGTTGCTTTGATCCTTTAGAAACTGTCCCGGGTGAAAATCGTTAGTGTACCCACCGTTTTCCGTATAGCGCAAATCGTGCTCTATGGCCACAATTTGACTTTGGTTATGATAAACTCGAACTTTCATGTTATACTCCTAGTCGGCCGATTCCCCGCAAACCATCACGAAGTGACCTACGTTATTGGATGCCCCAGAGTAAACCCTTAACACAAAGGCCGTTAGGGTTGGCAAAGGTGAGTCGTCTACCAAAACGATTTTTTCGTTATGACCAAGAAGTATTGATACGATAGAATAATTGGCAGATTTCATGGGCCTAAGAAACGTATAGGTATATTCACAATCACCACCAGTTGGCGTCGCTACCACCGTAAGATTGTAACCAGCCAACAACGTACCGTCGTAGTTCGTTCGTGCCCACGCCTTTACGATTTGTTTATTGACATTGTAGCTTGTGGCCGGATCGGCACTCACAATAGACGATTCCTGAGTCACCAGGTTAGGTCCAATGACACTGTTCGGACAGGACACTACATTCAGCCCTAATCCGCCACCGCCCGCCGACTTAAGGGTATTGCCCTGGATAGTAAACCAGCTATCGTTAGTTAGCCTCAGGCCATCGCGGCCATTGGCCGTAGCCTCCAGATAGTTTCCTACGACTACGTTGCCGCCCTGGGTACCGCCGGTACACCGCTCCAAAAACACCCCGCTGGTACCGATTCCCTTGTTGTTGCAAAACCGGAGGACACTTGCGTATCCAACATATCCCGTCGACGTTTCGAGACCAGACTCAATTCTCCAGTCGTTGTCTGATACATCGACAAATTTAGCCCTGGGCGAAGCACCAATAAATGCCGAAGCGTAGTCGACGCTCACGGCACGATCTAGCAGGTTGGACGTGCCACCCAATCGCGATAGATATACACGGTTGTTTCGGACATTAACGTGCATATCGGCAGCGGCATGCCCGGCAGGAGTATTTCCACTCGTCACAGACACCCCACTCATCGCAACGTTACCGTGGGAGAGCGTAAAGTCGAGTTTGTTGTCAAGAATATCGACCTTCGTAAACATCCCGCTAACCAAAATGCTTGCCGACACCGAACCGATGGGCCACGACAAACCAGACGGCGCCATTTCTCCCGACGCGTTATTACATTCAATACAAATGTCGTGACCCAGCAATGTAGGTGCGGAGGCAAAATCTTGAACCACGACATGTCGATTTCGTAGACCCTCAAAGCCGTTACGTTCGGTCGTTATGAACTGTACGCGTCCCACAAGCGAAACGCCAAAGCTCCTTCTGGTGATGACATCGGCGTCACCTATAAATCTGTTTCTCAGAACATCAATATCTGTGGTGTCTGAACTGCGTCCGACGACCAGAATGTCCGACCCTGCTGCATTTGGATTTCCACTCAATATACAGTCCTGTACCGTTATGTGGTCTGCGCCCTGTTCAACGACCACCAGTTCCCCACTCCCCAGTACTGTTGCGGGTCGCGAAAGTCCTAGTTTTTCTATCGTTATGTTTTGAATGTTTTCGGTAACACGAAACGCACAACCACGGACAGCCATATCGTTAACACTAGACAGGGTTATGCCCGCTTCCGCAAATCCGGCCGTAACACTGTACACATCGATTACTGTCGTGGTAGCATCTTTAATAGTAAAGGTTCCTCGGTTGGCTACGTTAAAGTTTCCCGCAACCGTAAGGTTCTCGTTTGGATATGGTTGGTAGGCCCAAGTTCCCGCTGACCTTGTAAACCGAATAATGCCGCCGCCCGGAAGCGTAACGGTCACCGTATTAACTCCAATGTCTCCGGGATTCAATACTGAACGTACACTGGCTACGCCACCCGATTTTACAATAGCTGTGGCGTCTCCATCGCCCGTAATAGTAACCGGGGCGGTCGTTCCACTACAGCTTACTTCAGTTTCCAGCGGATACGAACCGGCCCTGATATATAGGGTGCCCCCAAGGGTCTTGACCGAATCGTATGCGGCCTGAATAACGGCAGCTGGCCCAGGAAAAGTTACGGGATCGTCGGTTGTTAATCTCAGGACGTTAAAGTCTCCGTCGGGATAGGACACCCCATCGACTACAGTGACAACTGGTTTTGAGTATTGTCTGAATGCTACTTGCGTGTGTGTCATACCCGTTCCTTATTACATTGAGAACCAGTCGGATCCATCGCTATAGAGCCTAAGGGAACCGTAGTCGGCCGTGATGGAAACGTTGGGGGCTCCATCGACAGTTCCCGTCTGGGGCGTAACCGTGATGGGCATGGCCGTGGCGTTACCCGACTCGTCCTTGATGACAACGAGCCGACCCAATTGCTTATCGGTATCCGATAGCGTAACGGCCCGTATGGAAGTTGTATCTACCATGGCGACAACCGTTTCGTTGTTGGTGGTATAGTCGCCCGACGAATCAACAACTGCCTCTTGATGCAGGCCGCCTGTCGTATGGTTGATGACGTCCGCGTCATGCAAATTATATTTTGCCTTAAGGTCGTTGAGACGCGCGACCGCCTCATCTAATGAGGTCGGTATTAAGGCCGACACCAGTGCGTTGCCCGGTAGAGACTGAGCGTTATGGTAGGTTGGTCCGGCGTTAATTGCATCCACATTATGGGCCGCATACGCCGTAAACAAAGCCAAGCATAGCGGGTACAGAGTTGTTAGGTCAGTTGCGTTTGCGACGACCACTGGAAAATTGACTATGTCCGGAGTAGGCCCGCCGCCAGCAAAGTGCTCGGCGCCATCGGCCGCGTGGGCGTTCATCATAGCCTTCAACGCATTTGCCAGCGCAATAGCTAAATCTGCATTGGTCTTACGCTTGAAGTTGACGGCACCTCCATGGGTCATGATACCCAAAGCGTCTAGAGTCGTGAGGGAGTTATTGACGTTAGTTCCACTGATACCGTTCCAGGTAACCAATGCATTGTTGGTGGAAAGCCCCGGACCAATTACGTCACCGGCGCCCGCCGAACTCCACTTAAGGCCTGTGGCGGTAGCATTATCGAGGGCCAATACAAATCCGTTGGGATTGGCTCCAACCGAAAGAATTGCCGGTGTACCCGGGACAGCCGTACCAATCAGAACATCGCCCTTCAGGGCATAGAGGGAATTGGGTGAAAATCCCGCGATGGTTCCGACCGTTGTGATGTTACCGTCTTTGTCAAGAACGAATTTTGGAACCCCATTGTTACTTAAACGCAAAAGTTTTGCTGCGGCGTTTGCTAGTGTATTGAATGTGTCGAGATCGTAAGCGATAACGGTAGCCCCGTCTATCGCGCCCGACTCAAATAACCAACTGGCCGGATTAACTAGGGCGCTGCCACCAAAGAAAGCCCCGGTACTAGCAATACCCAAATAGCCATACTTAGTAACAGCGTTAAAGCGAACGTCCGTACGGTTACATGCAGTGTTGTCTTCGGTAAACAGACCTAGCTCAGCCGTACCCTCTGCGGTTGCTTGGTCGATTACATCGACAAAGAAGGACGGATACGTTCCGGGTCCACCGCCGACATTTCCACCGCTCATTTCCAGATCAACCTTACCAACGCTGTCCAGCTCTGACGACGCCACGATGCTCGGGTTGCTAGCGTTGGATATTGACACTAAATTTTCTTTATACCCAGCACCGTAAGTCGGATCGGTCAACTGATCGATGGTAAAGGTCCCCTGCGGGTAAACGCGACTACCCCCCGTAGCATCACAAGAAAGTTGTAGCGACAAAGCTCCGGTCTTACCAAACAGCTCCACCAAGGCATAGTCAGCGTTTAGTCCATAGTCGGTACCACGACGTATCACGAGATGCTCAACGGTATTGTTTCGAACACTTAAAATCTTGGATCCGTTAGTATTTAGTGTATTGGTTGTATCCAGCTTAAACCCAATGGCTCCAGCTCCGTTAGCCTCAACCGTTTTGATTATGAAGGGCGAAGCGCCCCCGGTCAACGTTCCGGTCATCGTAAGGTCCAGGATACCAGTTAGGCTACCAAAGTCATCTAGAAGCACTAGAGAGTTCTGGATCAACTTACCGGTTGCCAAGTCAAATCTAACGATGGCGTTATCGGTTGCTGCCGCCGGTCCCACCACATCACCTATCGTACCTGGCGTTACGCCCGCGCCAGTACGGAACTTATATCGATCTCCGACACCTGCCGGGATATGCAATGTAATGTGCGTGCCATCTGTTTCGGCGTAGTCACGGAAAATGGGGCCGGGAAGATCTGCGAAGAGTTCGACACCGTTTTCAATTACAGCCAAATCACCCAGGCCTGGCGTATAGGTTTGACCCAGGGGTAACAAAATAAGAGTCTCGCCGCCGACCGCAGTATATTCGGTTACGGATCCGGACCCGCCACCCGAACCGCTACCGCCCGCACCCGTTGGGCGACGGTCTATCAGATGGTTCTCAACGATGGGCTGAATAACCCCGGCACCATTAACTTCAATGATAGCCACGGCTACCGGGTAATCGGGGTTGCCCGGAACCGGCATGGCCGCGTCCGCTATGGCGGCAGCCAACGAACCATAGTGATTGCCGAACGTAACCGTAAGGGCATCGGCAGTTGAAACTGCAATCAGAACCGGCGTAAATTTGCTTGTCCAGGTCGCAATGGCGTCGGACGCCAAGATTGGCGGAACAATCGACGGCAGTGTTGCGTGGACCTCCAGGGTACCGGCGTTATTGACAAAATCGATGGTTGTCAGTTGGTCGTTGTTGGCACCGCCGTCGTAAGTACCGGCCAAATACCCAGTACGAGGAAAAAGAGAAGATTCCTTTGGTTGAATATAGATGTATCTACGTTTATTGCCCGACACCCTTTGGGACGGATAAATTGCAAAACCGGTATTGGCGCCTGCTTGTGTAACAATGGGCTTGAGAAGCTTTTCTTTTGAAAGATGATCCGAATAGTCACTCTCGGTAGCGTCGGTCGGTTTGACTCGGAACGAATGGGTCCCCACGATTATGTCATTGCCATCTCGACGGGCAAAGACAAAATTGTCTTCGTCGACCGGGACCGCGTCGTCGTCCACTACGTTTATGAACGGTACGGGGGTCGGGACCACAACCGTCCGATCAATTGTGACGTATGCACACTGCCCCGCAATAATTGTAACGTTACCGGCCGCCAACGTGTTGTTGGCAACGGCCCCGGGAACCTGGAACGTCAGCGACCCGCTCCAAGACAAAACTTGAGTCGCCAAATTCCAGTTCCAGACAACCCCACTGTCGAGGATATGGACATTTTGGTTTTGGGCCAGGCCTGTCAACGACGCAATGCTCGGACTGTACCAGTAGGTCCCGCCATCCAACTCCCTGATTCGGCTCATTGCCGCATCGAGCCAATCTTTCAGGCTTTGGATTTCTTTGTCGCCGCCCTCAAAGGGTGTGTTGACGATACCGGGAGTTGACGACGTAGAAGGGTTTTCCAGTCTACCGCTACCCGGAACGTCGGGCCCCGCTGGCCACGGATAAACGTGGGTTGGATCGGGAACGACTCCACCGGATCCCAGTCTCATCAGCATGGGGCGGCAATCCGTAATGGACACCACTCGGTTGGACGCATCCGTTACAACCTTGGCGATGGGTAACAGCGTACCAAAGCCCGCCGGGCTTATAACAAATTGGTAGTTAAGGGACTGGGCCAGCGGAACGGTTTTGGCAAACTCTACTTTGGTGTCGGGGTTAATAAACTTAACGAGATCGTTGGTGGTGGAATCGGGTGCCCGTGTGTAGTCCAGCGCTACAAAGTTAGTAGCGGCTGCAATAAAACTACCAGTTACCTTGGAGTTAGTGGGGCCTAGAATTTCGGCAGCCGTCCCAGCCGGTACCGTCAGAACAGTACCTGATTCCGTCGCGGTTGAATGAAAAATAGCCGAATCAGCCACCTCGACATAAAGCGCCTCTGCGAGCCCCCCGACCGCATAGGTAATTCTGAAGCCTCGAATGAAGTAAGGAAAGCCTACGCGCGTTACCCACCCACGAAGCAATGCGTCAAAGTCGTTGGAGACGGCAGATTCAATAGCGCGTAGGTGTGGAATGTCTAGGCGCTGTTGTTGTAAGAGGTTCGCTTGCCTTTTGATAGCCATTGTTAATTATCTCCAGTAGTTAGGCAAACCAGGAAAAGAGGCGGGAAGCCTATTCCTAAGATTGCTTCTGCCCCTATTGTTGTGCTGGCTGCACCACTCCCTCGAACTCAAATGAGCCCTGCATGATTCCCCGAGCCCCAACAGACCAATTTTGCGATAGAACGCTGGCCTGGTCGGCCTGAAAAACAGCCTCGCCAGTTATCCGGTCGATCAGCGCGATACTGATGTAAGAATCGGCCAACAACCCCGTGGCCGGTGTTCCTGGGCTTGGGGCTCCTTCCCCCAAGGGAGTTGTTACGGTCGAAAGCTGAGGACTTACAATTCCGTAACTTTCAAGGCTCATGCCTTGAATCCGGATGCACGCAATCGTACCCTTGACGGTTTGTTGCCCCGGCACGATTTCTTGAGGAAATGGCGTATCGATGCCCCGCAACGCCTTTTTGCCATAGTCGACTGAATACGAAATACTCGTAGCAAGTCCCACGACCTTATTGTTGATGACAAGCCTTAGCCTTGCCCCGGTGATTGTAACAGTTTGCATTATGGCGGATCCCCCCCCCACACCCGAACGGCATCGCTTAGTGGTGGGTTACCGGTAGTGGGCAGTCCCGCGTTCCCCAGTCCTACGTCCCCGGGATACAAAATCGTGATAATCAGAGTTAGACCGGTCGCCACCAGCTGGTCAATTAGATCTTCGGCATACAGACGTCCATTGGCGATTCCGGTGAGATAGAACGGAAATTGTGATCCGTCTTCTTTTAAGTCAATGGGTGCCCGAGACGACAAAAACGTAATATTGGCGCCCGGTGAATGGAGCTTAAGGAACGAATAGGCAGGATCAACTAGCAGCAGCTGACTACTGGGCCGCCCAACGTATTTGACCGGGCCCTCTTGGTTATCGTACCCGAAGTCAAACATGAGATAGCCGACACCGTCGACAAAGTCAACCGCATCCACCACACTAATGGTCCGATAGGTTTGTCCAGGTTCAATTAGACTTACCAGGGAGGTCTGGGCTTCGGTTAGGACACCAGCAAGCGTTGTGTCATATATGTAGGGGCCCATGAAATCGCTTTCTAGTGCGGTTAAATGAAGGTGGGCCGCATCCTCAAGTTGACGATCCACCACCTGGGTTGTGGCCGGGAGAAATACGTTAAGAACGTTGGGCGCCACTTCAAAAACCGTAGCGTATCGAGCGGTAGATAAAATCGAGCGTCGGACGGGATTCATAAAGGTAATATCGTTGGCGGCCAGCTGTATAACGGCCTGGGCAATCCCCAACGGATTTGAAACCGTAAACCGCGCATTCGTTACGGTCCCGTCAACCACCGATATGATTTCGAAGGACCCCCGGTTTTCGGAAAAGAAGACGCCCCCAAACACACTTACAATATCGCCTACATTAACTAGCCCCAGGCTGGGGTTGGTGCCGCCAATCCACGTAAACCTCAGGGCCGAGCCCGTAATGGCCACTTGCCATTGGGTACCGATTGTCTGGGTGGTAGCCAACGGTGCCGGAAATAGCAAAAAGTTCTGAGCTTGACCGCCCATCACTCGCACCGTACTGGAGGGCCCTTTGGCTCCCGAAAACAACTTAACGTAAATAAGACCGGTGGTATCGTCGGTGTAGTCAACCGCATAGGCCTTGGCCGCTAGGGAATCGGTTAAATTTCGAATCTGCTTCGTGATAGTGTCGGCGACTTCCTTTGCGGTCGCGGCTGTAATGTTGGCAAATTCGGTCGATCTAAACGTAACGGTTAACGGTTCCTGTCCATCAAATTCCATCGCGAGCTGCATCCCGTCGGCCAGCGCAAACGGCTCGTTTGCAGTCGAGACCACAAAGGCCCTGGTGGACTCAGGTCCGTAAAAAATTTCCATAAGATCTAACAAGACTGGAGTAATCTGCTTTGTGGCTGTTGATACCACGGCCAAGTTGCTAAAGGCTTCATCCGATAGCCCCACGTTAACGGGTCGGACAAATCCAACGTTGGCGGCCAACCTATCTAGATACCGTCCAGTCGCAGTAACCAAGTACAGTTGATCATGAATGGCTTCGATGTTGGCATCGTTGAGATCGTCGCCTATCGCTAATGCCTCCAGCAGCGCATCTGTATTGGGACCACCAATGGCAGGCGAGAGGAACTGGCGCAGTCTGTCTTGTGCATTTGACACTAGGCACCGACCTGCGAAATAGTGATGTCGGCGTCGGCGTCAATTACCAACGGCTTCTCAAACGCCTGGACCGTAATAAGATCGTGGGTTGAATCAAACGTTGGTGACACTACCGAGACCGCAAGAACTCCGTCGACCGAACCGGCAGCCGACACGATATCGGAAAGAACTACCGGATTGCCCAATGGAACCAGATTGATAGCCGCCGCCACACTACTACGAATTTGATCCTCAACAAGACTAAAGGGCGTACCGGTACGTACCCGTACCGACAGCGCAACCGTGATGCGCTTCACAATAGGGCCCTCGATGTTGAGCTGGGCACCCGCAGCCTTAACGCCCGGATACGAGGTTGGACTTAAGGGGTCGCCATAGACTACGCGGTTTGATTCAAGAATTAGACCTTGATACTTTCGGTATGCGTCAATACCGGGTTGAATGTCCGTATTGAAATTGAATTTATTGAGAGCTTCAAGCGTTGCGCCCCCTACCACCGAAATCTTGCTGTTCAGGGCCGTTCCGCGCAGAATTACATCTAGTTGATCCGAGGTCGAGGGGTTGATGGCTATGGTATGAATCTGTTTAACCGCCTGGAACGCAACGCCCTCCAGGATTTGCACCTGGGTGTTGGACGCCCCCAGAACCGTGGGCCCGGCGTTTACCATGGTGCCGTTTACCACTAACTGCGATGGGCTGTTTACTGCGACAACCACAAACGATCCTACGTTGGCAGCCCCCAAGATGTTGTTACCGATACTAAGGGTGTCGCCGGGCAGCACACTGTCATAACTGACAAACGTGGGATTGCCCGCACCCGGCACAACGATTTCTTCGACGCCCAGTGGGTTCTCAAAATAAATAGAATTTCCATACACCCGCACGACTCTGAAGGTACCACGATTGACGGCCGTAAAAGCTGTTCCCAACGTTACCCAGTCGCCCTCCACAATACCGGCTCCCACAAACGCCGGAGCCGTAAAGCCAGAATGTACCAACGCCATGAAACTGCCTTGCTTTTCTAACTGAAATTCTGTCGTGGCATCTCCCGAGTGGGGCTTGGCGGTTCGGAAGGTTCCCGGACCAGCCGTAATATCAATAGTGTTAACCAGCCCAGCCGTAACTGTTACGCTAAGGGCAGTTGTACTGGCATCGAAGCCCAGAGCCTTGGGCTGCACCGAAGACGAGGTAACGCGTACCCACTGGTTGGCATGAAAACCGCGCTTTAGAGCCGAGGCAATTCGCAGCTTCGTATAGGAAGTGTCGACCGTAGCGGCCGAACCTAAAACCGGAGCGCCAGTAATGTTTGCGGTTCCACCCGTCACCTGAACGGATCCACTAGATCCAAGGACATCAGAGTAGATCTGAAGCTTGTTGTCGTGCGAAGTCGTCGAAAGCCCGGCAACCGTAACGATCCCGGAGGTACCCAATACGTTGAGGTATCGCGAAAACTGATCGGCGGTTGTGGCAATTAAACGCATTTCTTCGCCCGTCAAGGAGTACAAGGCGCTGGAAAATGCTAGAGTTTTTTTAAGCACCAGGTTTTCGGTCCCACCCGTCAGATCGGTCGACAGAATCCAGTTTTCACCATCCGGTACTGGTTGCGATTACTCCAGAGCCATCATTGGGTGTCGCCGGTGGATCATAAGTTGTTAGAATGGCCGACACATAGCTAGACAGATTTGTATTGACGTAACTTACAACGGCAGCGGCCGTGCAGGCCGGGTCGATGGGGTAGACCTGAAGGGCCGAGGCCACATTTAGGGCTTTGGCGCCATCTGCCGTACCGGCATCGGAACGTCGCACCGTAATGGTACTGGCAGTTCGGGCCGTTATCCGCCAGGTTCCAATGTTGGCGGCCAGCAAGGACGAAGCGTTTGTAATGGTCAAAATATCGCCCACCACCACGCCATTAACAATAAAGTCGGGCGAGGGGCCACCTACCCGCGTATACGTAACGTCATAGGGTCCGGCGCCCACCACCGCTACCGAAAACGTCGTGGTTCCGTCGTGCGAAAGGCTACGAGCGTTGCCCGACGCCAGAACGATATTGATTGAAGTGTACTGACCAGTCGTAACAGATGAGCCCAGCGCGAGGTTCGAGGCGATGGGCAAAAAATATCCGATTCGACACACGTCACCGCCGGGACCGTAATCGGCAAACCGATAGACAATGGCGTTTTTTGCACCATCCGGATCCAAAACGGTACGAGCTTTCATCCAGAGTTTGAAGTTGTCGAATTTGAAGGCGGTGCCAAACGCCAGATCGGGTGTGGCAACGGGACCTTGATCCAAATCGTAAATGTAGAACTTGCTACTGGACGGAGGTACTGGAACCCCGGCGACTGCAATACGACGCGCCATCCTGATATCAAAGGTCTTGTTGATTTCGTCCTGGTCCAGTACCGTTACCAAAGAATCCTCACTGTCAAGGTCATAGGGAGTAGCCGGAAAGATTCGGTCGTTTGTTAAAACTTCGTGGACGGTTGCCTTGGGATTCAAGGTCAAGGCAGTCGTTACGATATCCTGAAGCTGAAGGTGGTTATTGCGGTTGCTTGAAAATCTGTCGGAGACACCAATGGGGCGAAGAAAGCCTATCATGTGGCTTGCGCTAGCCCCAGCTACCGCCACCAGGTTAACTGTCGAGGCAATGCTAAGGGGCGGTTCTACGGCCGGACCGGTAGCCACAACATCATGTACAAACAGCGGAGTTCCTAGTTCGTCGTTACCACTTTCCACAAAGGCGGTGTGACTTGTCTTGTTCAGAACGCTGGTTGCATCGGTAAACAAAAGCTTACGTCCTTCAAAGTTAGCCGCAACGTACATGATGCCCTTTGAGGTGCCATAGGCTAGCGTGGTAAGTCGAAGGCGCGAACCCGCCGCCACACTGGCCGTGGCGCCTAATAGTTGCAAATTTATCAAAGCCGCTATTGTAGTTAGGGGAATTGTAACGCCGGGGGCCAAAGCGATTTGCTGCATGGGCTCAGAGCTGCGGGCAGCCATTAGACCGCCCCCTGCCCCAACCCCAACCAGAACATAACTGGCTACCACACCAGCACTTTTTTCCACCTCTACATACGAATCGGTTCCACCCTGAAGACCGGTGGCCGCAACTCTCCAGTATCCGAGATTGGTGGCGTCGGTTATGGCACTGTCCAGAACAACCAGCCAATCGCCAGGGTTTATGGCTGCAAATGCCGTTGCGTTACCTACAATGCGATATCGCCAAACAACACCTGCGCCCGGATTGGTTACCGCCAATGTAGATGCGGACGGAACATCAATCACCACGGGCTGGGCGTTACCATCGACAATAACCCACAGCTTTGCCGTGGTTAAAAAGTCCACCGTACTACCCGGGACGACCCCGCTCTGTACATAGCCTTGTGTGAAACTAGATCCGGCCGTTACCCTGTCGGTCGAAACCAATGGAACCGCCAAGGTAATTTGTCCTTTGTTCCGGTTGAACTCATAGTCGTTGGCCAGACCCTGACTGGACGAGACTGCAAACATTCCGTTAGTAACCAAGGAGCCGCCGGTAATCGCCAAAGAGGCGGTTGCCGATGCACCTTTGTTACTTTGAAATACCAGTTGGTTGCCCGACACCAAACAGGTTACACCGGCAATCTTGGCATTGAACACAATGGCCCAGGAAGCCAAGCTGTTAAAGGCGTTGACCGTTAGATATCCGGTATTGTTGATCACAAAATCCGAATCGTTAATCGTATAGGTTGCGGGGCCGGTTCCGTCTACGTTAACCGTAATGGTGTCGCCGCTGGCAATTGCCGGATTCCAAGAAGATTGCGCTACGCTGAAGATCTGCGGAACCACCCCATCCTTGTGTAAAAGTATATCGTTTTTGTAGAGATTAAGCGTAAAGGTTTGAAAATCAATAAACCCAAGAGTCAGATTAGCATTGGTTCCAAGCGTCGGCACCGTCACCTGAAGGTCTTCGTGCGTATCGACCTGGGCGAAAATACGAACACGATTGCCACCATCGGTCGTGGCAGCAGAGAACAGAAGGGCGGCGTCGCCATTGATACTGCTGGCCACCTCGAAGGCTGTGGCGTTTCCAATGGTTTTGAATTCGGCGGCATAGAAGGTGTGTTCCGAGCGCACCCCTCCGACCATAACGGCCAGAATAGCGTGATCGGACAACACAAAAGGAGAGTCCAGCGTTGTTATCAGCTGAGCCCTTACGACAACGCGATCCGGCAACTGGAGATACTTTTCACCGCCGAGTGCCGAATCAATCACACTGACAAGCCCGACGCCAGTGGACAGTTCTTCATAGCCAGCGCCATCATCAACGATAAGGCGAGTTGGCAGTCCTACTTGTTCAATCACCTTGGACGACACTACGCGCTTGGGTTCGTCGGGGGACGTAACGCCCAGTACCGAATTTTCAATGGCAACGGCCGTACCCTTTGAACGAGACTGAATGGCTCTTTTGATACGGTCTCGATAATCGGTATCGGATTCTCGGTCTTGACCTGTAACAAAAGGCAAGGGGTTTGTGGCACTTAGGTTTGGAATCGGGGCCGATGGCACCTCGCTGATGGCACCCCGAGGCACCCGACCGATACTACCTGGAGTTAGGGCCACAACGGGTACGCCCGTGATGGTAGTTTCGCCATCGGGAATAATAGTTGACAAGGTTGTCTGGAACTGTACCGCAACCGACACGTTTCCCTGGGGCGTCTGCACCAAAGTACCGGCCGAAATTGTTCGGTTGCCACCCTGCTTTACAATCACACTTTCGGACAGGTTGTGGAACTTTGTAGTTGGGGTCGCCAGGGCCAATTGCCAATAGGCACCAATCTGGGTTACCGCCGTATAGCCAATGGGGCCCTCGAAATTGGCAGTATTGCGTCCAATATAGACGGCACCCGTATTCTGAAACTGCGATGCGTCTGAAACGTTCAGTGCGGTAGATCCAATATTGGGCGGAACCGTACCGGGATACACCTTAGAAGAAATTTTGGTAAAGCTGCCATCGGTAACGGTTACCTCACCGGTAGCCGGAGCAGACATAAGGCGCGGAACGTTGTTGTCGTTTCCCACCAGATCGAGTTCATTTCCGGTAGCGCGGTCAACAGAGTTTGCATCAAGAATTGCAAAGATGTCTTGGCTGGACCTAAAATCACTCTGGGCCGCAGCCTCTATGAACGACAATGTGCCGGAGCCAGGCCTAAGGTCGCTAAGGCCCAGGCGGGCCCGAAGAGCATCAATCAGATCCCCGACGATCTGTTCGTAGCTTCGTGGTTGAGGAATAGTAGCCATGGTTTAATCTCCGCTATTAACTGGGTAGAGGGACCTGAACCGACACCGGTAACAAAACCGACAGGTTGCTGACGCGGGTTGCCACATTAAGTTGCAGTACCGGGCCACTCTTTAGTACCTGAAGAGCGTCGACACCGTCGTATCGGTCGTCACCCGCGAACGAACCCTGGACCGACTGCAAAATACTACCTGGCGTTAGATCAGCCGTACTGGTCCCCGACAGAATATCGAACCCATACGATGGATGGCGTAATAGCGATCCTCTGGGGGTTGCAATTTTCAGTCGAATAGCCTGTACCAGGTTGGTCATACCATAGGCCAGGCGTGTATCGCCGTCTGGCGTAATCACAATATCGCCCTTGTCGGTTAGCAACAGATCAATTCCGCTGATCTGAACCATTCGATCAGTATCATCAATACCAGGAATCGAACGGAGCTTGGGGTCCGATGGAGCCTCGGCGTTACCCGGAACATAGATTAACTGCTCGCTATTGGTGGTTCCAGGTAAGAAAGCCCGCATGGTAGCGTGGTCCGACTTCTTCAAAATCCCAAGGTCATCGTCGCCATCGACCGTAATCAAAACGTTGCCCGCACTGATCGATTCAATGGTTAGGATTCGACGCTTAAACGTCGGAACCGTGCTGGAATACAATTTGATGGTTTGGCCCGTAAACAGGTTTGTCAAGTCCGCGACAGTGAATTGGTTGCCACTACCGTTGGTCAACATCTCTAGCGCAAACCCTACCTCGTCGATATAGGGGGGTAACAATCCATTCAGTGTGGCAATTTCCGACCATCGGTTGGGATCTCCGGTATACAGCAACGCAATCGATTCTAGAGTAGCGCCATACGGTACCGGCACCAGATACTTGCTAACGGGAATGTCAAACGGAATGTTAGAAGCGTTCGACAAAGCCGCAACGTATTCTAGACTACTAGGAATGGCATTGTCGTCAATGGTCCCGGATGCCACAAGCGAATCCATTACCTGAAGACATTCCTGAAGGGCATACAGCACGGCCATTTGGCTGTCTGTGGGCGTAGGCACATCGTCGGGCTGTACATAGGTGGCGACCGGGCTTCGTGAATCCATACCCACCAGGCGACTGTAACTAGCACTTCCAAGCCCAAATCCGTTTGCAATTTCTTCTGCTGCATCTGCCGTAATCCGTCGATCTGCTTCAAAGTCGTGCTGCCGAAGTCCCCGAACTCGTTCGCGCTCAGCTTCAACTCGGTCGTTAAGTTCCTGTGGGGCACTTAGGGAGTTGAGGTTAATTTGGGAGAAAAAGTTAGGGTCGGGAGTCGGAGTGGCAAAAAACTTGATAGCCGGGTTGGCCGTATCGGGAGGC